CAGACTTTCTTGTTGATTTTATTCTGTTAATGCGAATATTTTTTGAAAATTGGTATCTACTCTATAATTGCATTGGTTATCAGTTACTTATGAATTATAATATTTTTTCCTTGCACGAAATTTGCTCGTTTTAAGTTTTTTAACGTCACTTAATGGTGATACAACAACGAACACGATACCATCCTCTAATATCTGATGTATCGACAATAAAGTCCGCAAAGTTTGGATTTACCGAGCGGCAAATTACTTTTGACTCATCATCCTTGTATTGATACACATTCTTAATTATAGCACCATTCACTGTATCGAGAACGTAAGTACTTCCCCATTCGATGAAAGCCTTTTCGTTTATTTTCTGCACCATCACCTTGCTACCACTTGGAAATTCGGGTGACATACTATCTCCAGTAACAGAGATGGCGAGGTCTATATTTTCGACTGGTGACATAATCATCTCACATTCGTGGTTCGAAATCTGATATTCAAAATTATTGGGAGTTCCACCTTGAGCTGCGACAGGCAAAAGCGGTACAAGGTATGCCGAAGAATCCTTTGCAAAGGTTGGCAATACACCTCCTTTTATCATTTCTCCATTACCAGTTGCAAGCCAGTCTACATTAATTTCAGGGTATACTTCCTCTATCTTTCTCGCAACCTTGCGTGAAAGAAACTTTGTATTATAGAAATGACTAATACTTAATCCAAGAGACTCTTGGAACTGTACCATCGACATTCTTTTTGACTTGGCGATTTCTTTCGCTCTTTCTGTAAATGTACTCATAATATTTAAAATAATATAAATAATAATAGTCTACTAATAGAAAATTTTGTTATGTGAATAATTATTATTAATTTTGCGGTGTGGTTAATAATACTACTCTAATTATGGAGCAAAGTTAGTAATAATATATTAATTTATATATAATTATATAGTTAAAAATGGTTATAACATCACAAAAAGACAAAGAACGCATGGTTTGTCTGTCAATTGACAAATACATGGAGCAAGGCCTCAAGAAGTCTGAGGCTGTGCGGCGGACAATGAGTGACTTCAACTACGCAACAGAAGCTGCTATCTACAACATCTATAAGCGTAATAAAACGAAAGGAGGAAATCATAATGACTAACGATATCCCTGACGTTAAGCCAAAAGGTCGATATTCTATTAAGGAAACGGCAGAAAAATTAGGGATAAGTGTAACAACCGTATATCGCTATATTAAAAGCGGATTCCTTAAGAATAGCATCAGACAGAATGGGCGAATTATTATTGCTGGGTCTGAAATTACCCGATTTTGGGGTGGCGAGTATATATAATATAATAAGGTGTAAATATGGAAAAGGAGATACAAGAAGCAATCACATTATTAGAATCCCAAGGTTACGAGATTACTCCACCGCAATCTATCTCAGTCATAAATGAAGAGTTTGAAAAATGGTGGAAGATGTATGGTAAGTGTGTTGGTAAGCAAAAGTGCCTTAAAAAATGGATGCACATGACTAAGAAAGATAGAGCTGCTTGCATAGCAGCTACACCTAAATATGTTGCATCTATTACACAGAAAGTTTTCCAAAAGCATCCTCTTACCTATCTTAATTCCCGTGCTTGGGAGGATGAAATATATTCTGAGTATGACGAAGTACAGCAACAACAGCAGCGAACAGAGCTTAATTTCGCAAGAACAGCAGCAGAAGTCTTTAACGCAGATTAATTTCGAAGAATGGATAGAAACCAATTATCCTTTAATCAGTAAGCGAAAAGAGCCAGTTTCTTCGTTAACTTCTGCCTTTAAAGATACCAATACATTTGCATCTTTAGATAATGATTATGAAGAGGGGTTCGCTCTTAAATGGATAAAAGCTCAATTATTAGATACCTTTAGACTTCTCGGTGCTGGAGGTTCTATTAATAGTCTTCAAGTTATCTTTATGGCAAGGCGAATAAGATATATCTACTACTATCTATCACCCACCGAATTCACCTACTTTTTGGAATCATTGATAGGTGGATGCTATGGAAAGATATATGTAGGTAATACTATCAACCCTCAGAATCTTATGGAGGCGTTGCTAAAGTTTGATACAGAAAGGGCAAAGATATTATCTCAGATGGAATCTGATGCCAATAAAGAGCGAAAGAAGAATGTAAAGGCTGATATTGATACTGTTAATGCTATCTGTCATAAGATACATAAGGAGTTGGCTATTAAGCTTATGGGTTCTAAAGCTTGCAATGAATACAAACCGTTTAACGTTAATAAAAACAACAATGAAAATTGAAATCAAATCAATGACTTTACAGAACTTTAAGAAGGTTCGGAGTCAAGAAATTAACTTTAGCCATAATATGGTTATTAGTGGCGCAAATAAGGTAGGCAAGACAACTATCTACGATGCTTACCTTTGGGCTATCTTCGGTATTATTAGCAAGAAGAATGCTACTGTGCAACCTCTTGATATTAATAATAACGTTATTCATCATCTTGAAACCTCTGTCACTGTAGTACTTAACTATAATGATGAGCGAGAGATTAAGGTACAGCGTATTCTTTCTGAGAATTGGAAGAATAAGGGTACAGCAGATGAGAAGTTGCAAAGTACTACACAGGATAGACTTATCGATGACGTTCCTCTTTCACAGAAAGATTTCAACGCCAAACTTGAAGAACTTTGTCCGCTCAATAAATGGCTCGTACTGTCTAATATCAACATCTTTATGTCCTATAAGGTTGATGACCGCCGTAAAATGCTTATGTCGCTGGCAGGCAAAATCAATGAAGAAGAATTGATGAAGCCTTATCCTATGGTGTATAAGGGCGTAATTGAAGAGAAGAAAGAACTCTCCGATATGCTTACACAGCAGAAGGCAACAAAGAAGAAAGCGGAAGAGGAGTTAGATTTGATACCTGCAAAGGTTCAGGCACAAGAGGCTCTTAGAGTTGATGCCGATTTTACTGCTCTCAAAGCGCAGAAGGTAAAGATTGATGCTGATATTGCTGCTATAGATGCGGCATTGGAGGGAACGACTGAGAAAGACCCTGCTATGGAAGAGTACCTCAATAAGTTGCAAGCGCATAACGTAAAGGTTGCGAATGCACAGAAGGTATGGCAAGATGCTAAGATTAAGGCGATTGATGAGCTTACGAAGAAGATTTCTACGGCTTCAACGAAACTCAATGACGCTAAATCTGCATATACTACAAATATGGAGACCAATACAAAATACAAGGTTTCCTTGGCAGAGGTCACTATTAATTTCAATAACAAGATTAAAGAGTGGAATAATGCTAACGAAAAGAAATTTAACTATAAGCAAACAGATGTTTGTCCAGTTTGTGGTCGTCCTTATACGGACGAAATGAAGGCAAAGGAATATGATAACGCCGTTGCCGAGTTCAATAAGAATAAGTCTGATGAACTCACAAAAATACAGAATGAGGCTGCTCAAATTAAGCAACAGATGACAGTCCTCAAAGGTAATATCAATACCTATGAGCAGATTACCAAGGCACAAGATGAGGATAAGGTAAAGAATGCCCAATCTGAGTATCAGAAGTTAATTGACGAGCGCACAGAGAAGCAGAATCAAACTTGGGAAGCTGCTGCGGAAAAGGTGGTCTTTGATAAAGACCTCGCCGATATTGAAGCAAGTAAGCCTGTTGCGAAGGTTGATGCTACAATCGAAGAGAATAAGGAGAAAAAGAAGACCCTTACTTCTCTGCGTGACGAGTTAGTTAACAAAATCGCAGGCGAGGAGACTAATAAGCGTATTGATACAGAGAAAGAAAAGCTCAATAATCGCTCTGTTGAGTTATCTCAGATTATCGCTGATTGCGATGAAGTTATTAGACAAATCAAAGCTTACAAAAAAGCAAAGATTAATCTTGTTGAAAAGAAGGTTAATTCTTACTTCTCCCTCGTCCGTTGGAAGTTCTATGAGCAGAATAAGACCAATGACGATGAGAAGGAAATCTGCACCGCTATTGACAATGACGGTATCGACTACGATAACACAAATGATGGAACTGTCATTGATATGGGCGTTGATATTATCAGTGGTATATCTAAGGCTTCTGGTATCTTCGTACCTCTGTTCGTTGACCGCAAGGAATCAGCAGAGCACATCGTCCCCGTTGAGCAACAGATTATCTACTTGCAATGTATCTACGGGCAGCCATTGGAGATAAAATCAATTTAAAATTTAAATATAGAAATTATGGAAGAAACAAAAGATTTGACTGTATCACAGTCTCAGAAAGGTATTAACATCTTCGGCTCTATTGAAGGTTTTGAAGCAGGACAGAGAATTGCAAAAGTATTTGCATCTTCTTCTTTTGTCCCTGATGTCTATAAGGGCAATATTGGTAATTGTATGATAGGACTCAATATGGCTATTCGTATGAACGCTGACCCTCTGATGGTTTTACAGAACCTTGTTGTTGTTCATGGAACACCTACGTTTGAAGCGAAGTTTGCCATAGCTTGCTTTAATGCAACGGGCAAATACTCTACACTTAGCTATGCGGAAGTTGGAGAAAGAGGTAAAGATACTTGGGGAATGTATGCCTATGCTATCGAATTGAAGACGGGAGAGGTAAAGAAAGGTCCTATTGTTACAATTCAAATGGCAAAGGATGAAGGTTGGTATTCCCGTAACCCTAAATGGAAAAGTATTCCAGAATTGATGCTTCGTTATCGTTCCGCTTCTTGGTTTATTAGAACGACCGACTCTGGTATCATGATGGGCTTTCAGACCAGAGACGAGGCAGAAGATGCCGATTATGAAGAGATTCCTGCCACTAACGCTTCTATTGAGCAGCTTTCAGCCGAAGAGAAGCTTGCCCAAGCTCAGCAGCAAGAGGAACAGCAAGCTAATTCTCAGTCACTCGATATGAATAATGGCGAGAAAAAGGAAGAAAATAAAGCTGCCGATAATCAGCCAAGCGACACGCAAAAAGCCGCTGATACCGCAGAAAATGCGGCTCAAACCAAGCGTAAGGCTCAGCCGATGGGTAAGCAAGAAATGCCTGATATGTTTAAGCAGCAGTAGAACGACAGATAGGAGAGGGAGAAATCTCTCTCCTATATATAATAAGGTATAGAATATGCAATTAGTTACATTAGGAAGTGGAAGCTCTGGTAATGGGTATATCCTACAGAATGATGATGAAGCACTTATCATAGAATGCGGAATGCCATTAAAAGATGCCGCAGAAGCACTTGGAGGAAATCTTAAAAAGGTTGCTGGTTGCCTGATTACTCATAGCCACAGCGACCACGCAGGGTTTATTCGTCAGTATGCACGACCTTTCAATATCTTTGCAACCAAAGGTACTTTGGAAGAGAAAAAGATAAAGGAGGATGATTTTCATTACAATGTCATACCGATGCTGAAAGAGTTTTGTATTGGTAACTTCGTTATAAAGGCTTTCGATACAGTTCACGACACAAAAGAGCCTTGTGGCTTTATCATTTATCATCCCGATATGGGAGATATGCTTTTCCTCACGGATAGCCATCATATCAAATATAAGCTATCTTTTCCGCTCGATTATATTCTTATCGAATGTAATCATACCGATTCATTGGTTGAAAAGAGTATAAAAGAGGGTATTATTCCTAAAAAGGTTGGCATAAGAGCAAAGGCTACTCACATGAGTTTGGAAAGATGCCTGAACTGCTTGAAAGAGAATAAGTTACAAAGAACGAAAGCGATTGTACTTATTCATATGAGTGCAAATAATGGCGATGCAGAATTATTCTCTTCTGAGGTAGCGAAAGCAACTGGTAAGGCGGTTTACGTTGCGAAGAAAGGATTCTCGTTGGAGTTGATGAAATGAAAACTTTTGAAGAAATATCGTATTTGCATATCATAGAGCAACTACAAGAAGAAGTTAGATTGCTTACCGATGAAAATAAGTTATTGCGTAAATCAATAAAACGTTATTTACATGAAGAAAGAAAATGAAGAGCCTTATTGCGGTAATTGTATTTCATTTGCCAACGAAGGTATTTATGGTGATGGCTTTTGCTGCGATAAAGAAGAATGTACAGATTGTTGGAAATGGTGTAATAAACATAAATACAGATAATTATGAAAATTAAAGCAAAACAGATTAATGAGTGGGTTAAAAAAGCCTATGATAATGCTGTCAAACATGGATGGCATGAAGAAGAAAAGTCTAATGCGCATTGGTTGATGATGGTTTGCACAGAAGTAGCAGAAGCCGTACAAGCTGACCGCAAAGGAAACTATATGGACGACTTTGACAAAGAAGGTCTTAAAACTGTACTTGTCAACGACCATGGTGGCGGTTTGTTCAACAAATACTACTCTGATACCATCGAGGGAAAAGTAGAAAGCGAGTTGGCAGACATTTGTATTAGAATCTTTGATTTGATGGGCGTTTGTAATATTCAGGCAAAGGACGGATTTTCCACATTTGACTCAGAGGTTAAGTATGCTAAACAGCATAGCTTTACTGAGAATGCTTTAATTGTTACAAGAACTATTGTTTCGTGCAACCTTAACTCATCTATAAGTGTAAAGGCAGAAATGTTCTACGTCTTATATAAAAGTATTCTTTCTTCCGTATTTGAATGGGCGGAAGCACTTGGAATCAACCTTGTACAGCATATTAATCTGAAGATGCGCTATAATGAGAGCCGTGAATATCATCACGGAGGCAAGAAGTACTAAAAGAAATAAGGCGGCTGCTCTTCACGAGTAACCGCCTTTGTTATCCTAACAATCTTTTACTTAAACATAACCTATTGAAAACTAAGAACTATCAAAAAATTTACATCTTTTTCTTCTTTTTATATATTGCCAAGATATCATACCTACCACGAAGAGAGGCACGAATACCGCCGTAACCTTACCTAATCGTAAGAGTGCTGCATCTGTTTTCTTCATTGGCTTCTCTATATACACGGGATATGGCACAGAATCTTGTTTAGCCTTATTCAAGGAATCGATTTTGAGTCGATATTTGCTTAGACTATCCTTATATGATTTATAGTAAGAAACACTATCTTTGAGCTTCTGTACAAAACTCTCGGAGTAGTTATGACTTTCGTAATGATATTTATCTTTTCTTATTATATTTCCTTCTTTATCAACCGTTACAGAAGTGCTATCTCTGATATGGTTTGTTTCTGACTTGCTCGTTTCTTTCAGCTCACTCTGCTTACTTTGATAGAGTTCGAGTGTTGTTAAAAATCGAGCATTGAATATCGAATCCCAATGCGACTGCTTATCGCTGATATAAGTCTGTCGGGTAACCACCTTCGGGGTAGCCGTACATCCGATAACTATCTGCGTCATAAGAAACAGAAGCATTGAAATTGATAAACAATAAAACAAATCTTTAACCCTTTTCATAAGCTATGTTGTTATATTAAAGGCTTTCAAAGCTCTCTTCCAATATTTGGTTCTGCTCGACAAGCCGTTTGTTCCACCATTAATTTTCTTTGTTACAGCAAGAATATTATTCTTATCCGCTACGGCATTCAATCCTCTTATCAGCCAATACCACATACCGCTTTTTACTGCTCCTTTCGGTTGTTCCAAGAGCTTTGGCTCTGCTACAACATCACCTTTGCAGTACTTTGAGTTCGTGTAAGCTTGATAATTCGCCCTTCCTGTTAAATGCAAGAAGCCACGACCTTTATATCTGTAGCCATCTCCCTTTTGAGTATTACCCAACATCTTTGCGAGTTTACCGACCTCATACTTATGGCAATAGTCAGCATTACCGATTTCTCGTATATGTACCAACTCTGCGGTTTCGTGAGCCACTTGCGCAAGGAAATTTGCCATACGAATGGGAGTGTTTATATTAAAGGCATCAGCATAGGCATTGATATAAGGAAGATATGTATCAATCCTTTCTCCAGCTTTCGGCATGATGGCTTCCATTTGTTCTTTTGTTACTTTCATTTTTTACCCTCCGTTGCTTTAAATCCTTCTTCTAAGGCATCGCCAACACCTTCGCTTTTAGATTTTGCAAGGGCTACGACAAATGCTTTAATGAATCCTGTTATTGTCTTCTTCTCTACTGATACGCCACGCACAAATAAGAAATGCCCTACTATGCTTGGGATTTCTATTCTTGCCGCAATAAATGCAGTAACAACCCATCCACCCCATATGTAATTAATGTCAAGCTGCGGCAATAGAGCTTTACCAAGAGATACACCTAACATTATGTAGATAAGGTAGTCTACGAATTTATTTGCAGTTCTACGTCTTGCCCGTGATACTCTGAACTCATATCTATCCGCAAGCAGAAGATTTTTATCTTCTAAAGCATTCTTATGGCGAAGGCTACTCTCTTCGCAGCCAAAACGATAGTCAGCGATTATGAGTAGAACGATAGCAATAAGCATCCATCGAGTATCGAGTAACATGCAACTCAACTCATCCCCGAATAGCACCATCCCTGCTGCTCTTGTACCTGTATTTCCTATCTGTGCTACCATATTTTGTTTTTTTGTTGCAAAGATAGTTTTTTAGGTTAACATTTCGATAATAATACTGATATTCGATATAAACAAATAAAGAGGAACTTATAAAAGCCCCTCTTTACGAATGATTCAAACTGTATATCTACTTCAAAAAGTATTCTCTAATATCGTATACCCCATCCTTATCTTTTAGTAGGTCAATGGCTAATCTGTAGGCATATTCTACAAGTTCCTCTTCGCTTATATCAGAAAGAGATTTCTCTCCCTTTATTGCAACTATGGTTTCCCCGTGGTCGCTTATTACCTGATTCATTGCTATATACAGCGCATAATCATTGTAATACGGCTTATCCTCCATACAGAAGCCTAACTTCTCCATTTCATCCAACCATTCTTGCATATTCCATGTAGCTTCGGGATTCATCTTACTGATAATATCCAACGCCTCATTCTTGGTAAGATAGTTCTTCCACTTTATAGCGCAAAGCTTATCAAGATACTCTTGCGCCAACTCTGGGTGCTTTGCTGCCATATCTTTCATCATGCAGCGCATCGTGTTACCGAATATGTGCATATACTTCACGTTAGTTGATGATGCCATTATCCCGTAAAGTTCATCAAACTTACTCATAATCTCTTTTGCTTCCATATTGTCTTGTATTTATATATGTGATTATTCTGCTGTTATCAGACTTCTCAACTCTTCAAAATCATCCTTTGTAAAGCTGATACTCTTCTTGCTGCCAAAGAAGATAGTCGTTATGATGTTGTCGGGCAAATCAATAACCAAAGCACCGCTATCAATGCGGCCTTTAATAATTCCGAAATCAAACTCATAATTGCTTATATTTTCCAACATCTGCATAAGGTCTGAGAATATGGTATCAGCATCTATGTTGCCGTCTTCATCGGCAATGAATAGGGTAGCGTTGTCAATGCTCTTGCCCCAACTATCCTTATTCTTTGCGATGATATTGTGCGCTGCACGTTTCATGTAGACGGAAGGAATTGCCAATGCAGGGTTCTCCTTCACCATGTCACTTATTCTTGCGTCTGCCCACAGGTCTAACGATGTAAGCAGCTTCTCTTTAAGTTCCGTTATGTTCATTTCTTAACTCCTCCTTTCTTTGTTTTGTTGTACCATACGAGGTATTCTTGCCAAGTCTTATCACTATGGTTAGTCATATAATCGTTGAGCATGGCAGATTTCTGCTCCTCTGTCTGCGCTACTTCTTTTCTCAGTCGTTGCATCAAGGACAAGTGTTTCTTCAATGCCTCCTGTCCTTGCTGAGTGCTTTCAATACGAGGGCGTATGATACGCAACTCCTCATCTTGCACTAACTTAGACACATATTGCAAGCTATTAACGTACTCCTGGTTTTGCATCAAGTACTGCCTTTGCGCTCCTGTAAGATTATCCTCAATCTTATCAATTTCATCCCATAAAGGGGTGGAAGACTGCTGCGCTTGCATATTGATAGATGCTCGCTTCTGCTGTATTGCCTCATACATCTTCTGTAGCTCTGCATCCAACACCTGAGGCTGCTGTTGCTGACTTGTACCCATATCCAATAATGGGCTGTTTCCAAAATTCATCATAATCAATATCTTTAAGTTGGTGATATATTTTAGAGAGGTGAGAGGGCATCCACCAACGAGGGCAGACACCCCTCACCAACTCATTTCTTTTTAGTCCTTTTTACAGACTTCCTTGCTGCTCTGTTACGCTCCTGTAGTGGGAGTGGAGGGAGTGGAGGGAGTGGCACAGTTACAGCCGTAGCTGCCGTAACCAGAAACTACTGGCGTAGATGGGAGTACCAACTGACCACGAAGACAGTTACATGTCTTCTCGTTCACGTAAGCCATCATCAGCTTCTCCTTGTAAGGAGTGAGGGCTTCCATTACGGCCACCTTCTTGTCAAGGTCGCAATACTTTGCTTGCAGCGCATCGTACTGGTCTCTCTGATTCTTGTACAGACCGAAGTCCGCATCAATCTGAGACTTGTACAGACCGAACTCAGCCTGCATTGCACGGCGGTTCTCAGCGTTGATAGCATCTGTAGCACCCTTGTACATAGAGAACTTCTCTGCGATGTCAGTTTCACGCATAGCGTAGAACTTGTTATCAGTGTCGAGCTTCAAGCCGAACATGTCGGTAAGCAGCTTCACCTCATCAGCGCATTCCTTCTCCATTACCTGCAATGCGGTTGGCTGATTTGAGCTTGAGTTAGCTCCGTAAGTGTTGATGTTTACGTTCTCAGGCATATTGCTGCCACCGAGAGAGCCGAATATACCACGACCATTGCCGTTGAGCAAAGCTAAAGCCAAGCCACCGATACCAATGCCAAGTGCGGTTCCTGCCAGACCCTTGCTGGCATACTCATCGTGCTTCTTTCCCTCTTCGTAGATTTTCTTCTCTACTACTTTTGCATCTGTCATTTCCATAATACAATCTTTTGAAATCCTTAATATTAACTAACACTATTGTAACGTTACGATGCAAAGGTACAGCGAATTAATAAGAACAAATATAACTCTATCACACTTTCTTTTATTGGTTGATTATCAGTGTTTTAAGGTGATAGTAGGTAATATCATTTTGAGCTAATATAGGGGGAATAAAAATCTTTTACAATCTTGCAAACATTGGAAAGGATTGAAAACAAAAAGAGAGGCAATCACTTACCTCTCTTTAGCTTATAAGAAATAATTAAAATACAGATACAGTCCAAATCCGAACCACATTGTCAATACCATAGTTGACATCGTTACCCAAGCCAGGAAGAACTTATCGACCTTCTCATACTCATGCGTAATGTATAGGTATGCAATGAACGTGCAATTAATGACGACTATCATTGCTACTATAATCAAAGTCTGAAACACAAAGTCCATAATACTCATACATACTCGCTTATCCGTGATGCGATAGGGCTTTCATACGTTATAATTTTCTCTTACTCTTAATGTAGTGCAGAATATCCCACTTCTTAAAATATCGGGTGTGACCTCGCTTTTTGCACTCGCCATTCGGAATATCACCCCTTGCCACCATTCTATTAAGGGTAGCATCAGAAACGTGCAGTTTCTCCTTGACTTCCTCGGTGCTCATCATCGGGTTGAGCATATCGGGGATAATATCACACAGTCTATCCAGGTCTTCATCACTCATTCCGCAAGCGGTGACCTTCTCACCATTTCGCTGCTGCTCGTCAGCTTTAAAGCAAGCATCGCTTAGCGACTTCAAAGCCGTGCCGAGCAACTTATAATTTAGTATCTTTCCCATATTATGCACAGATTTTTCGTCCTAACTTGGTTTTGCTGATAAACATGTCACAGAATCCGTATATATAAAACATTGCCGTTACTATCATGACTGTGAAGCACGAATCAATCATATCTTGAGTTGTGTACCAACTCCACTCTACAATATGGGCAGCGTTGATACCGAAGAAGTAGAAAAATGGTATTCTATATCTCCAACAAAGGAAGAAGAATCTGCTTGCCAGTATAAGAACCATAGGTAAAATATAAACCATAAAATAGATGAATAAATAGCATGGAAAATTCTCATTGTTTGTTATGAACATTTCCCTTGGATGCTGACTAAAATCCCACATTCCGTATGCATGGAAGCACATAATGATTATTGGAACGTACTTACAGAACCAGCGGAAGAACTTCAAGATTCTCCGTGAATATCTGTTACCATGTTTCATCAGCAAATCCATAACCTCGCTGACGTCTTTGTCTTGCAACCACCTTAATAGGTCGCCTTCGTCTTCTTTATTCATAATTTTCGGTTTTAAGATTCAAAATAAGATGGTTGCAAAGTTACACTTTTGTGGCAATAACGCAAGAAAAATGTCAAATTGTTAGTGTTAAACTTTACTAAACCATCTTATTGCTATCAACAACGGCGTTTTGCTATCAATCTGTTATCCAGTATGTCAAAAACACATCCAAGAATCCTGCCACCTCTGCCATATACCACACAAGCTTATATCCTTCGTCATCGTCCGAACAGCTTACGAGTAGCAGATAGATAAGAGCTATTACAGCCGTTGGCACCCAGCATACCGACAGACACCAGCCTACACACCCTGCCGCAGCTATAAGCGCACCTCCTTTGTGAATAGGGTAAGCATCAGCATCAAGATAGTTTGGTGCAGCACCAACAAACATCAGTCCTCCACAGCCCAAGAAGGCAAGGAACTGAACGCCCTTACCTGTGTCGAGCATACACACCATCATCAGTATCGCACACGTAACCATTACAGCAGTGAACACCCATCCATAGTTTCGCTTGCGCTTATCGCCAATTACCTCACTTCCAGTACATCCCTGTAACTGATAATACACATCGCTCACCATCGCAGGAACACCGAACCTCATTGCTGCGAGAAGCAGAAATCCTCCTAACAGGAGAAATGAAATAACACTTAGTATATACATAATCTTTTCGTTTTAATTAGTTAAACACTCATCTCCAACATCTTCGGGTAGCCTGCCTTATAGTCATAGGTTTCCACATCTTCGATGCTCTTCAATTCGCCCACCGCTGCCTTATGGCTTGCTGTAACGTTAAAACACTCCAGGGCGTACATCTCAAGCGCAGAGAGCAACTGGATGGCCTTGTCACAATCCACCACCAGTTTGATACCTTTAAGCCACAGTGTTGTTGTTTCCTGTCCTGCTGCCTTGGCAATGGTGGTGGAGTTCATCAGTCCGACTCGTGTCGCCTTGTCGAGCCATTCAAGCACTCCGTTCAGCAAGAATCCGTTCACGGATGACGATGTGTCGTAGGCTGTAATTTCGGCTATCTTCTCGACCTTTGCCTGTTCGAGTTTCAAGGCATCCATCTTTGAAACGAACCAAGCGAATGCCTCTTGAACCTCGTCCTCATTATACTCACCGACAGGCACAGTACACTCGTAGCACTCGTATACTCCCATCTTCTCGTCAAGTACAGCACCAAGATGGCGAACCATCATTTCTCCGTGTTCATACTTTTCCTTATAATCCCCTTGAGGGATAAAGGTCTTGATAAAATTAATCTTTTCCATAACTTAATTTTGTTTACAATTACTATTTATATTTGTGCCTATCCACTAAATCCTTGCTTACTCGCTACTTACATAGAGATAGGAGTGTATTTTAAATAGATAAATAGATAAAGAGATTAACAAGGGAAAACTGGCAAAAGCATGTAGCCGTTCGACTTGTCGTTGATGCCCGCAATACTACTGAATAACCAAGCGGTAGCAGCATTGTTCTGCGTAGAAGTCCACCTGTATTTATTCTTTACAAAGTTATAGTAGCCTGTCGCAACCGTCTCACCATACAGGGTTTCCAACACCTGTTTGATGATACCGATATTGGCTACGTGTACGTATTCCTGACCAACCGACATGACAAACCCATGCAAATCCTCACCGCCAAGGTTAAATATCTGACCATAGGCATAATCAAATGCTGGCACAGACAAGCTTCGCTCCTGAGCCTCCTGCCTGACAAGGAATGATGATGACTCTCCATTGTAGTAATTCGCATCTTTTACATTATTACCATTTAGCGCAATAGAATTGAACTGCAAGTTCTGCGTACACCACAACGGACTTATCAGTTTTGACACATTCTTAATATCGCTTGTACGAATGCAGAAAGTGCCATGATTGATAGAAAGCGAAGCGTCTGCCACCTTGATAGCTACCGCATCATCAGCGTTTTTGCCTGCTGCCACCCAGTCCTCGATGTAATATTCGTTTTTATTTGCATCAACGACAAAGATACCTGCCTTGAACTGATAAAACCTATAATCGATAAGCCTTTGAGGAACATTTGCCGTATAGGTTCTCGAGTTCTTGTTGAAGCTGACATTGTAGCCATCTTGGTCGTTAATGACAACTGTGTACTCCTTCTTGTATGGAACGAACACTGTCACCTGACCTTTTGCGTCCGTCTGATAGGTAGTGGCCTTCTTGTCAACTGTCACAATAACAGGAATACCTTCCCATGCTGTACCCACGTTCTCAACGTACTTTGTAGCCGTAATGATCACCTTCTCCATACTGTCCTCATCGTAAGGCAGATATTCAACATTGATATTACGGCTACCCAATACTGCTGTATATCCTTGAGGAGCAATAGGCTGCGCATTGCCGTACTCTGGGAACGTTACCTGATAATAGTTTCCTCGGGCAACAGTGAATGTTGCCTTGCCCTCTGCGTTGGTAGTATAGGTCTGTGGTGTTTTGCCGTTGTTGAGGAATACATTAATCTTGATACCAGCCACCTTGATAGAGTCAACAGAAGAGGCAATTGTGACAGTCACTTCCTCATCAGTGTTGATAACATCTACCGATTTGGTTTCTCCGTTGCGGTTTGTCACAGAGATAGTCGAACCCGACATCTCTATATCGCAGGTTTCCGCACCTGTCGTGGCGGCCTCTGCGTCTTTGATGGCAGTAGTGAAATCTTTCTCACGCTTTGTTTCTGCGTCCACACGAGATTGCTCTGCTTCTACTCTTGCATCTTCTGCGGCAGCTCTGTCTGTCTCTGCCTGCTTGCGAGTTATTTCTGCATCAACACGTTCTTTCTCAGCAGATACTCTCTGCGCCTCCGCTTTATCAAGCTCTGTGCGATGAGTATTAAGCTCGCTGATTGCAGTCTCTATTCTCTTGTTCATATCACCGATAGCAACAGACGTATCAGACTGACGTTTCTTTTCAGCCTTTACTCGCTCAGTCTCGGCAGATACTCGTTGCGTCTCGGCTTCCTTTCTCGCTTCCTCATTCGCATTGAGGGTATCGTTTATCTCCTTGTTGTTTTTCAGAACCTCATTCGCCTTATCAATTAGGTCACTCAACTCAACAGAAGGAGGCAGAATAACCATAGCCGTATCCATCTCTACGCTGTTGTCGCCCTCATCAGTAGTCCCAAACTCAGTATCAGCATCGGCATTGTTGGCCACGATGGCAAACTGAGGGTATTCGTTGCTTCGCCAGTCATTGCCGAATATCTTACCCTTTACCTCGATAGCATACGTGCCGAGGCTCATCTTATCACCCTCTACTCTCGCAAGGAGAACATTATCCTCCTTTACATCAATCGTAAATGCAAGAGGTATGCGTTTGAATTGATTACACACCTGTACCACCACGTCCGTACAGGCTGGCAAGGGGAAAGCCTTCGCTTGCCCCTCCACCATCTTCATCACTGGAATCCTCAGCGTGAAGTCATTACCTTTAACGATTTTCTTCATATAGCTATAAAATTAAATTGTTAGTCGTACTTTTTCGGGATAACCTGCCGTAATATCATAAGCTATCAATGCGTCTATCGTCTGTAGCTCCACAACCTTGTCAAGATGGGTCTGCGTAACATTGTAGCAGTCTTTAGCGTAGACTTCTATCTTACTGATGAGGTCTTGAGCTGTGTCAATAGGCAGGGTATAGCACTCGCCGTCGAGCCACAGGGTCGTTTCCGTTCTCCCCATTCGTCTCAGTCGCTCATTGCCCTGATATACCCTATCTCTTGTCTCGAAGTCGAGCCAGTGAGCCTCGTCGTTGAGATAAAACGTATTTACCTCTGCGCTCTTATCGTACTCCGTTATCTGCTCGATGCACTTGTTTCTCAGAGCCTCTGCCAGCTGTTCTTCAGTAGGCTCCGCATCGGTATTCATGCCGAGCAGCACGCAGTCATACAGATACTCACCGTCTTCTGTCTTGCGTTCGTTCACAGCAAGACGCACCTCATTATTTTTCCATGTCGCAACCTTCGTTTCCAAAGGCGTAGCATACAGTTCCTTATATGTTATCATATTCGTTTAGTAATTATTGCTCATTATTCCTACGTCAAGATTACCGAAAGTGGTTTCTGTCTGTATTGAATAGATTCTTCCGAACAATCCGAGTGTCGTGAACTTTGCGTTAAAGGAAGCTGTCTGTACATAGAAGGATGGCCTTGTCACGCTCTGTCCCTTCTTGATGGAAGGCACCAGCTTTGTGTTGTCGTAGACAGTGACATCCCCAGTGAGGAACACGCCATCCGCAAGATTTGTCAGCGCACCATTCTTCACCATTGTGCGGCTCGTAAACGTCCTTCCGTCGGCTGCACTCGCAAGGTCGTAGGTACTCAATCCGTTGGCCGAGTCGGCTACTATCTTTCCGTTCACTCTTGGTGCTGAGTAACGATACAGGGTTGTCGTTTTACCCGTCGCACCCTTAACGAAAAGAATGTAGTTGTTGTCCTTCGTTGCCGTGTACCACGACTTCGTTGTGTCAACCCACGGAAGATCTACATTCTCTCCGAGCGGAGTCGTCAGTCCTGCATCCTCTGCTTTGATATATTGCTCAGAAGTTATCTTTGCGTCGGTCTTGCTGAGTGAGGCAATACCAGCAGGACCGAGGTCGTAGAGAAAGTTTCCGTTGTCGTCGTAGTACGACAGCACGGCCTGTCCCGAACTGTTCAGACCGAAGCGGATGTTTGCAGTTCCTGCCTTACCGTAGATATTGATAAGGCCATCGGCTATCCTTACCATCTGTCCGTTGTGTCCTTGCGATGTAAGCATCTGCGCCAGTATCAGAGCCGCATTGACGGCTCCGTCTTTAAAGAGAGCGGCTGTCGTAGTCTGACCAGTAGATAACGTGTTCTCCACCTTGATTTTCTCGCCATACAGAGTTACTCCGCTCGACGTAATCTCAAGTCCTGCCGCCTTGGCCGTGGCTCTGTCTATGAGGTCGGTCTTCCGTTCTGTATAGTCAGTAAGTTGTGCGCCTTCCTCCAGCTTCGGCTTTGTCACCCAAGCCTCAGTATCGCCTGGAACACGTATCAGCACCTTGTCTGGAATTACCTCTGCTCCCTCGCCAGTATAGTCCTCTATTCGCCAATGCACCCAGTACCGCTTATAGGTCGAGGTGAGTGCGAGCTGTACGAATCCGTCAGCCCAGCCGACCGGATATACGTTTCCTTCGCAGGTTTCTGTAAATACGTTTGCATGAACGCTGTCTCCATAGAGAAAAACGTTGATGTTCCCGCTGCCCTTGGCAACGAAGGAGAACACATAGTCCTGATTCTTTACTATTCTCGCCTGCCCAGAAAGGGTAGCTGTTGTTGGAAATTTATATTGCAAGGCTTCTGTGCACAGAGACTCTGCCGAGTTATTTTTGTTGTACAATATACCGTAGCAGCCTTCGTATTTACCAAACAAAATCAGTCCGCTGGCAAACTGAAGATTGCTGTTGTCAGACGATCTGGTCAGTGCCATCGTATCATCCAAAAGGTTTCCTCCCACATAGTCGTAGTCCGTTTCCGCAGGAGTCCAGCCTGTGTACTCGCTTCCTTCCTCCAACATCGGCATACATATCCATCCGTTACCAGAGGCAGTATAACCAAATGTTCCGTCCACGGTTATGCCATTGTAGACAAAGATATTCACCTCGATAAACTCTGCGTCGCCCGTATTGAAGGTGTAGTTCACCTGCCTCCACTGGTTCACCTCTTCCTCCTTCGTCAGCCAATCCATTTTACCCGAGGTGGCAGTAATTCTGTCCCCTCTACCACTATTCAGCGCAGCCATCTTGAAAACCTCTGAATGAACCTGTAAGTCCTTCGTGTCGCACTTTATCCATGCCGAGAAAGTGTAGTCGGTGTTCTTCTTCACAGCGATGCCGTTGACGTGCTGTCCCCAGAAAAGTCCATTATACTGATGCTTTCCGTTACCAGTCACCGAGAAGCGGATGGCATTATGGCCGTTCACGCCCTGTGTTATCGTAGGCTGGAAGAGGCCGTCCGAATAATATATATCACCCTTCCTCGTCAGTGCCGTATCTCGCAGTAGGTTATGCCGTCCTTGCTGGCTCTGAGTAACACTGAGAGTAATCTCCTTAGCTGTCTGCTTGATAGTAGATGTGTAGGCGTTGAGAACGGTAGGATTACTTCCTTTGAGGTCGTTCTCCAATGCCTTAAATTGCGACTGATACTGCTTTGCCGTAACCTTTACACTACCCATATACTTCGACACGTTCACCGAGAATGGAACCTGCGCAAAATAGACAACACCAGCGTAAACAAATTGTGCGACCGCATAGCCTGATGTTGCAGAAACCTGTCCTTGATTTACCCCGTCAACAATTACATCGTTCTTTGCAATATTACTGCCTGATACAGATACTTCGATATATCCATCCTTCTGTATTGCACCACATTTACAATTTACACACAAATCTTCCCTTGAGTTAATATTGCTGCATTCATTAGAGATATTCAGGTTACCCTTCATTATCTTTACCTTCGCAACCTTTGATATGCTAACAGGTACAATTCCATTGTCATCTGTGTCAAAAACGAGCGGAGCGTCTTCGACAATAATAGAAACTGCATCCTTGCCAGGCTTGCCTTGCGGACCTGGCGCACCATCCTTTATCGCCGCTATCGTTATCTGGCCCCTCGCCAATAATACTGCCATACTCTTTCATTTTTTTATTAATAAAAAATAAGGGTGAGGTGCCCTTATTTAGACACCTCACAAGTAAACGTGCCTCTCACTGCCACGTCAGCGTTGGACACCGTGACGTAAGGCTTGTTCGAAGCATTCACCGCACTTGATGTACCGTTCCAGTTCGTGGCTACACCGCTGGCATTGTACTTCGTCCATTTGTAGATGTAGTTCGAGGCATGGTTGCTGTCTGCCTTCACCGCTGCACCATCCTCCACTACCTTGCCGTCTTTCCAGAGTCGGGCGTAAAGCTCCGTCGACTGCGCACCGTTCACTATCTTGTCGCCGGTCAGCGAATACACCTCCACCACGTACGGGTCGCTCGCATCGAAGAACGTGATGATAGCGCTGGCGGTATCAGCACCGTCCTTCACCGTACAGCGGAAAGTCTGGAAGTTAAGCACGTCGTTGGCGCTCACATTCAGAGTGCTCACGCCGCCCGAAGTGCTCACGTTGCCCGAAGCCACGGCGTCCCATGTTCCTGCACTGATATTCAGCACCTCCCAAGTCATTGATGTCATGGTGGTGTCCTGCACGTTGCCACGGAAGAACTTGGCTATAGCACGCAGCTTCTTGCTGTTGTTGGTCGAGTCGAACGTATTGCCGTCGGGGGTCTCAATCTGCACCGTCTGAAGCGCACCGCCACTCTTGGCCAGTGAAATGGTCTTGTAGCCGATACACGTAGTCGTAGCCTTTGTCTCCGGGTCTGTGTATTTGCACGACCACTCGATGTTCTTCACGCTGCCGTTCTTGTCGATGTTGCTGGCGAGGTTAAGCTGATACGACTTGCCGCTCACAGGAGTGGCAGCCACACCATCCAACTTCCACGACCATCCCGTACAAGCCGAGGTCGGAGCCTGGTCTGTAGCACTGCCCGTCACATATACACGGGCTGTTATCACGTTTGGTTCACTCGACGAGTAGTTCGGAGTGTACACACCCGTGTCGGGGGTGTAAATCTGAGTCTCGCCCTTAGAGCATTGTGTAAAACACTGAACGGCCTTGCCGTCATTGAGGTCAACGATAGTAATCTGACCATTAGCTAATACTTTTGCCATAATCGTTTGTTTGTTTTAATATTATTATATGTTACTATTAATAGTCTTTGTATCTGATACGCACACACTACATCCGAATTGTGCCTGTCTGTCTACGTCGTCACGTGTTATAAGACAGTTCCGGCCAATCCCCTCATGCAGCTTATTCCATACAGCATCATCTTCGGCATCAGCCGATTGTCGCCACCACGACCATGAGCTGTTGCCCACGGTGTCGCTTATGTCCTCGCCATTGCGTAGCAGCGTTGCCTTCAGCGTCATTTCGCCCGAACCGTTAATCATCACCGTGCCCGTATCGCTCGTTATCATTATCTGATAAGCCACGCCGTCCTCGCCCTTGTCTCCCTTCTCGCCTTTGCTTCCAGATAGAACTTTTTTCCATTGTGTCGAGCCGTCAGAAGGCTCACCTGTTACGTCCTCCTCTGAATTGGCAACACACACCCAAACGGCATTATTGTGATTTACTTGGTCGTTCTTATGATAGGTATTTCCTTCTACCCAGTCACCTCTATAATTGATGATATTAATAGTACTGCCGTCATCCGAAATCAATTCAAAGTGTGAGGAATTGATTTTCGTTCCACCCTTCGGTGAAGTCTCGAATACCGACAGAGATACTTCTTTGTTCTCGCCATTTACGCTTTTTGTGATAGTATGCTTGTACTCAGAGATATTAGCATAGCAAGCGATACGAGGAGCATAGTCGCCAGTTGTCTCAAGGATAATCTCGTTCTGCCTGTCCGTCTTGTCGTACTCAAGATTGCCATTACGATGTCTGTTGCCGTCCAGCACGATTGTGTCGCCCTCAGCAGGGTCTCCCTTTATCTCAACAGGCGCATTCTTCTCTGTATATCCGTCTAAGCCTTCGGAATGCTTGCCAACGACAATCCAAGCAAACGCCTGACCATCGTACAATTCCACCTGTTCTTCTCTCGTCTGCTCCTTACCAGCTTCGTCAAGATAAGTCTCCGTTTTAGTGCCGTATATCTTCTCATTTTGCGTAGATACGCCACCATCAGGAATAGTACGCCAGTAACTCTTATTACTTGTATCACTATATGCTCCACCAGCCACAATCTCGCCAATAGTCTGACAGCGCACTTGGTCGCCCTCCTGCCAGTAGTTCATCGTGGCAGTAGTTCCGTTGTCAGCTAAGAGATAGCATTTCCAGCCAGCGCATTCTGCATCATCCGCAGTTGTTTCTACCCAAAATATAACACCGTCAGCAGATACCGATTCCTTGACAGGCACAACTTTGATAAGCTTGCTACCAGCTCCAGATAAATAGATGTTGCCTCCAGAATAAGACAGCTTGCGTACATCTAATTCGTGGAATATCGCCTTGCCCCAGATGGTGAGGTTCGTAACGAAGGCGTGATATTTTCCGTTCTTCTCCTTCTCAACAGAAAAGCCTTGTTCAGCCGCATTGTCGTAATCGAAAGACTTGATGGCATTAAACACCGCATCGCCCAACTCCGTAATCATAGCATTGTTGCCAAACTTCGCTCCCATCATCAAATCAGCAAGACCTTTGGCAATAAGACCTTTCGCAAATGTGATTAATCCCTGCGCAGTGTCGTTGTATTGCTTTGACAGAAAATATCTTGTGCCGTACTTTGCAATTATATTGCTAAGTTGTGATGTTGTATATCCTCCATTATTAGAAGCTGAGCCTGATGCGATAATAGAATCAACTTTTTCTTTAAGCTGAGTTGTTGAACCTTTAACAGCTTCGTTTCCTATAGTGATTACTTGCTCAAAGTTATAATCAATATTGGTTGACAACTTTAACACTCTTGTTGTTAACAGATATCCATTTCCATCATTATAGGTAACCTTTTGCCCTATTTGTAGACAGGGATTATCTTTTTCAAAGACCTGTGGATAAGACTTTAGGCTATAATTATTCAAATCAGATTTAAGACGCTGAATCTCCTTTATAGCCTCGTCAAAAAGTCGCTTTTGAGCATCTTTAGTGTATATGCTTTCAGCCATTGCAATATTATATAGAACAGTAATATTGCACTTATATGTTGGCTTACTTTCTCCTCGTGGAATTATCATTTCACTCTCATTCGTAGGTATTATAAGATTATTATCCTCCTGATAGATAATCTCATAATCACCAGTTAAAACCGAAAAATTACCACCACTCACATCATCGGAGGCGTGAGAAGAAGAAGCTTCTTTATGATAAGAAAGTTCAAATCCTACATAATCACCATTCGTTCCACGTCCAGCGAGTGGGGTAGAGAGTGCGTCTTTATTAAAGTTCGCTTCAAAAGAGCACGACAAATTTTTCCCATTAATAAGCAGTTTATCCGTAACCTCGAAATCATACCAATAATGCACAACGCCATCATCATTTGTTGTGTTAACTATTGCTTTTCCTTCGATTCTTTCTGTAGTCGGATAAGCAAGACGAATATACCACACAGTGAACGTCTTGTAAGTTGCCACAGAACCATCACTATTATATGTTAAAGGTATCTTCTTTTGGGTTTCCGAGTCAATTACATACTTTTCTCGCCCTCGTACATTATAAACATACGTATTAAGAGATGGGTATATCTGAGAAAACTCAAGAACTTTAGTAAAAAGCGGTTCTTTTTTATCTTTTCTAATATCTATAGTAGAGAATTTATCTATAGTATAAGGTAACTTTTCTCCGTCAATATCAAGCGTTCCCATAGAAGGAGCTAATTGTAGACGGATATCTGACGAAGCTATATTCTCCCCTTTGTTATTTACTTGTGTAATGTTTCTTGTACCACCGAACACAGCGAAGGAGTTATAGTAATTTTCCTTGCTATTATTTACCGAAGGAATACCTACATTTTTACCTACTTCAAGCGTTATATCTCCATCATCAATACACGTCTTGCATATATAGATAATCTCATTATCGTAATCTATATGCCATTCACAATTATTGCCAATAGCGTTACAGATAGCCGTAAGTGCAGATATGAAATCGTTATTGTCAAAAGATACATTAACCACATTCGCATTTGTTGTGTCATACACAACATTCCATCCTGCTGTACCAAAGGCAATCTCATTATTCAGAAAATCTTTCAACTTATTCGCAATTGTATTCACCGTTCCCACAAACGACCATTCATGTTGTTTTATTTCTTCATTTTGCGAGTTGCGTGTGCGAATATAGAAAGGAATTTTTGATAAAATCATCTTTGGATGATGAAACTCTGGCGTATATTTCCAAGCCATTTCGTTGCTCTGCGTAGGCTCGTATGATTCCAAGAGAAGAAACTGACGAGTAACTTCTCTAACTTTATCAATTTTGTATGTATGCACAATGTATGCTCCAACAGGCAGGACAACCTTTTCGGCACTATTCCATGAGAGGGAGATATAGTCTGATTTAGATAATTCCTCCTCCCTAATAGCCGAATTGGTTATCTCTGCTTGCATAAGCACCCTTCCGTTCACATCATAGATATTAATCATAATTTTTCTCTATCGTTAGGATTATACTCTGTTAATTTGAGGACAAATTTACCTTTTTTTAGCCCATAATCACCAAACTGCGAACATTGCGTATAAACAAGCTTAAAAACCCTCTTTAATCGAGGAACTTTTAGACAAAACTCTCCAGAATAAGCTATCTTGTTAAGGAAAGCTTCATATTTTTGCAGATAATCCTCTTCCGAATTTCCTTCAAGAAAGAAAGAGATACTTACGTCACGCTTATCTTTCTTTGCATATTTCGGTGCTGCGATAACCGATTGTCCGTGTTCTAATCGACTATCATTTGTTACATAACCTTTTACTGGGGCAGGGGTTAACAAGGCTTCTCGCCAACCCCTTACCAATGTAATACCGAAAGTATCAAGGTCAATATAAGCTGAATCCGCTTCATCGACCAATTTAATAAATGCATTATTCTTCATTTCTAATACCTTTCCTTCATTAATTTATACATGCTTGCGATGTCCTCACGTATCAATATAATAGGTGCAGTATTCTTATTGATTGCTTCTAACTGCTCCAATCCCTGATACTGAATATCTCGCATTTCTGAGATATTATTATATGTCTGTTCGGCATAGATGCGCAAAAAAGAAACATCAACGGCGATAGCCTTTCGAACTTCATTACCTTGCTCTTGTGCAATCTGTACCGCATAACCGATGCCGATAAGGCTGCTTGCTTGGTCTGCGGTGATAGCCTCAATACCCTTGCCCGTTGCTGTTTGCTGAGATTGTGCTTCCTTATATCCCGTCATTGCAGCAATATTATCCCTTATCTTCAAACCTTCATCAACGATGTTATCATACTCTTTTTTAAGTATATTCAAATCGTCATTGGAGAGCTGTCCTTGCTTCATCTTATCTGCCCATTTTTCATAAAGGGCTTTAAGTCTCTTATTAGCAAGGTCATCAACGGCAAAGTTAAGCATAGACTTATTGAGCATCGTTGTGAAATCATTTGCGAAATCTTGCGCCGATTTACTCATATCCATAAGATTGCTAATAAAGTTGTCCTTTAACGAATCGAAGGTTGTCTGCGTAAGATTCTGATTGATTTTATCAGTCAGCTCTTCAAGCTTCTCGGCAAGGTCGGTATAATTCTCCCAATATTCGGTTTTATCATATTTACCTTGGTCGGTCATATTCTTCCATACATCTTGGTTGTATGTGCGAATATCCTTCATTTGCTCTGGAGTGAGCTTGTAAATATCCTCCAAAGAACTTACCTTGTTTATCGTAGAATTAACATAACCACCTCTGACCGCTGATTGCTGTGCTAATGTGCGATTGATAGCCGCATAGTCCTGCGCCGACAGATTCCAATAATAAGCGTTAGAGTGATGCGAGCCGTGGTAACCCATCTGCGTTTGAAGAATCTCCATACTCTGCTTATTGATTTGCTTCTGTGCATCATAGGCTTTCTGATAATTGCTGACGGCACTCATTCCCGAAGTCTTATCAATCGAACTCTTCAATTGCTCAATAGAGTATCGCAATCGCTCGTTGGATTCTGTAAGGCGGTTGGTAGTCTCCGCAACCTCCTTCGCATTACTTCCGTCACCGATACCAAGAGCACTACCAAGCGATTTGATAGCCCCTACACCGTTAATAGCTGCCCCGATATAGTTACCCGTAGCAAAGTCTGATGCCGCTTGCGAACCCTTATTGAAGGCATCTGCACCACTTTTAAGCTTCTTTCCAAGGTCTGTATCACCGAAACCGAGAACATCAATCAATTCACTTGCTTCTTGTAGCTTCTTAGCAACGTTACCGATACTTTCTGCCCATTCATTAGCAATCTCTTTAATTGACTTTCTTGCCTTATCTTGTGATATATTTGCATCCTCCTGTGCCTTCTTTACGTCCTTTGTTGCCTTTCCGACTTTTACCTCAGAAACAGCGAGCTCATCAAAGAGTTTCTTTAATTTTTCAAGCTGTTCATTACTGAGGTTCATCTTATTCTCATTGAAGAGTGTGCTTTTATTCTGAGAGGTTATCTTATCAGTATCTACATATACCCCCGTCTCCGCAAAGACTTTCTGTATAGCAATTTTCGCAGAAGACATCTGCTCTTGTGCATTATATTGCTCTACTGTAGCTTTTCTTAATCGCTCTTGTGCGTCAGCAGCCTCTTGTAAGAGTCGATTATGTTCACGCACCTTCTCGTTAGACCAACCCCATTTATCGGTTTGCTCTGAAATAGCATCATCAATCTTACCAATCTGTTCAGACACAACCTTCATATCATCAATATCAAGAGTACCCGAACCGAGAAGGTCTTTGAGCTTTTTTCTTAGGTCTTCGAGATAAGATTTACTCAATCTTCCCATATCAGAGAAAACAGAATCCCAGTTGATAGAATCCTTGAAATCATTAAAGTTGAGCTTCTTTAGCTGCTCTTCAAGGTCAGTTTTCAGCTTTGCTTCCTCGAAAATATTACCCTTTGCCCTTGCTTCTTTGATTTTCTCGTTATATTCCTCAACGATGGTGAGCTTCTGCTGTTCGAGGTTGCCATACTCCTTTAAGTATTCACGATATGATTTTAATTCATCGGCATAAATCTCATTATTATATGATTCTACAGTCTTTTGCTCAATGATGGTATACTGCTCAGTAATCTTCTTAATATTCTTTGAATCAAGATGTTTCTTATCATCCCAAGTCTCAGCCTTACCACCCTTTGCCTTGATAACAAACTGCTGTGCGTCAAATTCAGCTTTCTGTCGGTCACGCTCTGCCTTGATAGCTGCATTCTTTCGTTCTTCAATCTGCTCAATCTCTTTGGATAGCTCTCTTTTGCGCTCGGCAATGACCTTCTCTTCGCCTTCTTTCATCGCCTTAATCTTTGCATCGGTTACTTCCTGTTCCAAAGATTGCCAAGCTTTTGCTCTCTCATAAGCATTCTTATAGATAACATCATCAAGCTTCCCCTCTGCTGAATTAATCTGCTTTTGCTGAGTAACATCCTTCTTTGCATCGGTCTTACTTTTATTTGCAAGAGAACGTTTTGCTGCTTCCTCTTGTCTGATGAGCATTCTCTGTTCGCTATTCTGCTGAACTTGCGTTCTAAGAACCTGCATTCTAAGCTCACGCTCAGCGGCAATATCCTCCAAAGATTGAGTATGCAATTTAGCTTGCTTCTCATGTAGCTCAACGAGTTGTTGCTGCTGCTTTATCTGAAAATCGTATTTCTGCTTAACAAGAGCCTTTGCCTCCTCAATGGCTGCGATTTTCTCCTTTCCTTGCAAAGTATATATCTTATTTTTTATCTCAGCTATTTTTCCTTCAAGTTTATATTGGTTCTCAGCGTTTTTTTTGATAGCTATCTGTGTTTCTTGAATCTTGCCTGCAAGGGAAGCCGCTTGCTTTGCCTTTGTAAATATTCCATTAAAAGCAGGCATCAACTTTTTTGATAAATCATCATTCGCAAAAGCATCATAAGCGGTCTTAACTGCGCCTATTGCACCTGACACACTCGTTTTGAATACATCAATAACAGTTTCGCCAGCACCCTTAATTCCATCCCAAGTTTTTTTAAGACCAGCGGTAAAGGTGTCCCAATCCATATTTAATACACCTTTAATGGTAGTTCCAAGACCACCAATAAGGTTCACCGCAGCTTTTACGGCGGTTTTAAACGTCTTCACGAAGTTATTACCGAAGTCACGAAGAGGACCGTTTGGCTTAGTGAAGCACTTGTACAAGTACTCTCCAAAGATAATCACAATATCAGTGATAGACTTAGCAAGAGAACCAAAGTAAGCCATCAGCTTTGTATAGACCTTCTGACCCTCTGCGGATTTAGTCATCCATGTATGCACCGCCTTGAAAGCAAGAGCGATAGCAGCAATCACCGCACCCACAGGAGTTGCACACATTCCCCATAGAGCTTTTGTTACAGACTTGATGGCTGTAAGAGACCCCGTTACGGGAATACCAAGAGCCTTGAAAGCTTCGCCGACTTTACCAATCTCACTTTGTAACTTACCATTGGCAGTCATTACATTAATGATTCCGTCTTTAAAGTTGTTTAGACCAGACTTTGCTTGTGCGAACTCTTCACTAAAACGCTGACCGACAGAAGAACCGCTTACTTTTGCTTTCAGCTCATCAATAGGTTGAGAGATTTTATCTTTTATGCTCTGTCCGAAATCGGAAATCTTCTGCCCAATATCGGAAATCTGATTGCGCAATCTACCTATAAAAGTTTCTTCGTTCTTCTCACGGATAGCCTCTTGCAATACAGATATATTATTCTTTGTCTTTTCAATCTCAGACTGTAGTTTCTGCAAATCTTCTTTCTGCTTATCCCCAAGCGACTTGCCATCCATCTTAGAAGCTTCTGCTTCCAAATCTTGCAATTTCTGCTTACTCTCATCAAGCTTAGAAGTAAGTTCTGATAATGATGTGTCCTCAACGTTGATTTTTACTGTTGAGGTTGTATCAGATTGAACGATGGTTGAACCACCTTGAATCTTATTCGCAGCTTCGAGAAGAGCATTGTATTGCTGAAGGTCTGCATTAAGTCGCTGTTGTTCTGTTTGCCAATCATTGATTTTCGATTGAAGAGCATCAATATTTGTCTGTGCTTTCTCTATAAGCTTATTGTAGTAGTTAGCACCATTTCCCGTTTCGTTATCCGCAACAGAAAGATTGTTGATAGCATTTTTATAACCCTCAATCTTTGATTTCTGTACCTCAATCTTCTTTGTTGCTTCCTCAATATTTTTAGCAAAGTCAGTTGTGCCAAGTTTATTCTGAATATCTTCAATAGTCTTCTCGTACAACTTCATATCCGCTTTCAGCTCCTTTGCGCTCTCTGATTGCATTCGCTCAATCTCAGCACGACCCGAAGCAACGGAAATATACTGCTGCAAGGCTTCTGTCAGATGTTTGGTTGCTTCTACATTCTGATTCTCGGCTTCGGCATTGTGTGTTGCTGCCTCGGCATTAGCCACGTGCGCTGCTGCTTCTGCTGATGTGGCGGTTGCTGCCGTTGTAGCCGTAGCCCCTACAGCAATATTCGTTGCGGATTGAACACCATTTGCGCTTGTGCTTGCAACGGAGAAAGCACTTAATGCTTGATACGCACCATTTACCTGAGAGATAGAGTTTCTTACACCATCATAAGATTCAACAAGGTCTTTTACATCACCTTTCGCCAATTCCAAAGAATGCTTTTGAGCATCAATCTGCTTAGTAAGCGAGCCGAATGCCTCTGAGCCTTTTTCCGTATTAGCTAACTGCTCGTTAAGTTTACCGATAGTACCTTCAATGGTTTCTACTCGTTTATTGGCAGTATCAATCATTTCTGGTACTACCTGAATTCCTTTCGTAGCTTCATCCATAGCAGAATTAAGAACCTGCATGGCCTTGGTGGTCTTTGTTGCAAGGTCTTCATCGGATTGTGCCACATCGTTAAGTGCCTTATTCATTCTCTGAGATAAGGCTTCTGTATCAACGCCGACACGATTCAACCCATCACAAAGCTTATCAAGTGATGCTTGAATATCGGAAATATCCATCTGTCCGCTGATTCCAAGTATTTCATCTGCTGCTGCCATATTGTTTGCTTATTTATGTGATTATTACATCAAGCCCATAAAGAAATCATTAGCAGAGATTGATTTATCTATCTTGTGATACTCTTTTTGCGGCTTTTTTTGCTGTCTGCTGCCTTTTCTCGGTTCATCCTTAGTATTTGTATTAAAGGGCGGAATCGAGCGGTTAAGCAGAATAATATTGAGGTATGAGCGATTAAATACGACCTCCTCGTAACTCATACGAAAGTACTTCATTACTGCTCCGATTGTTGACCATGGGGAGTCGTTTTCGGCTCCGTCATTATCTTCGTCTGGGTCAGGAAAGTTATAGAGGTTAAGAAAAAATTTGCATTAAACGAACCGCTGATAAACTTTATAAGCTCATTGAATGCCATAATACCAAGGTGCTTGCGTATATATCGCCCCCATACCTTGCGTGCCCACTTCTTGCGAAAGGCGCACACGATAAAAATCTCGCTCATTAAACGAGCTGTCTCAGAGTGCTCAAACAAAAGAGGGATGATATTCATCATATCGCCTTCCTTCCATGTTGGTTCTTTGATAGAGTTACCGAATACACCCATTTCGTATATCTGCATAAAAGTAAGTGGCTTCACTTTAAAGCGAAACTTACCAACTTTAATCTTTACAGATGCCTCGGCAAGCGTCTTTGCTACCTTCTCCTTATCTGATGTTTTCATATCGAAAATATATTTTATAACATAAAAAAGCGGTGCGGCTTGGGAAAGTTCCCTTACCTCACCGCCTTTTGAAGTTTAATTTTAATCTTTTGTCTAAATAAAAATCTTAGATACTAAGTATTTTTACTTACCAAGCGGAGTGCTGATATCCTTGGTAAGAATATTACGATGACCGCTCTTCTTCTCACCCTTTGCATCGAATACCGCCATCTGACGGAACTCAATGTTGAGGTTAGGAAGTCCACTCTTACCGATAGAACCACTGCGAGTGATTGTAAGTTTCATCTTAGACCACTGGAAGGTACGAGAAGGAATGTCATCCAATTCCTTTGTTACAATCTGTACAGCCTTGTAAATCTCGGTTTCTTGTGGAAGCTCATTCAACCAAGCATCCTTACCACCAGTACCAGAATCCTTGGTATAACCAAGAAGCTTAGTAAAGTTCTCTTCTGAGAAATCGTATGTCTGCAAGGTGAAACCCTTTGTTGCTGCTGATGTGGTAAGCACTGCGTAAGGGTCTTCCGAATCCTCAACCTCTACATCCGATGTCTGTGCTGCTTGGTCATTGAAACTCAAGCTACCAGAAACGACAGCCTTAATTTTGTCGCTCCATGTTGTAGGATAGCCGCCATTTTCGACACAATCGGCAAAACTGAAGCTTTCCAAGCCATATACACCATTCTTTGCCATAATTTTATTCTTTTAAATTATTATACGTTACATTAAATTTCATATTGACGTAATAAGTGTTATCACCATCACGAGTTGGGCGAGAGATAGAATAGAAATCAAAGTAGCAGCCACCAAGATAAGTACCATCACCAAACAGAGAAAGAATCTTTTCTGAATAATCAGAAAGCTTCTTTGTGTTAGGTAAGTTAGATGATGTTTTAGGGCAATGAATATTCAGATTCACTATACCTTCATTAATGGCATCACTGTAGACAAAAGGAAGATGATTGATGGCAATATAATCACCAATAGCCAACTTCTCGGGTATCTCATACTTAAAGATACGACCCTTCTTTATGCCTATACTCTCAATATTATCATTGAGATACTTGAATAATGCCGTTACCGCTTTATCTCCGAGTATCATATCTAACTATCGCTTTTAATCATTTCAGCTACTTCTTCAAAAATCTTTTTCATTTCGTCACGAAGGAAATACTTTGTAAGGTGTAAGACATTGTAACCTTTATCCTCTACATGTTTTCCGTAGTTCATGCCAGCTACAATGATGAGAGAGTACCCTTTGGGTGCTACTACACCTTCTTTCTGTGCATACTCACTGAGTGCAGCACTAACACCTTCCTGTCCTCCTTCCGCTTCTTCTGCTTTTGGAATCTTGCCAACTGACGAGGTAACAAGTTGCCCGTCAAGGTAAAGTGCGAACGAAATTGAGTTCTTCAAATTTGCAGTTCGGTCTTGATAGCCTTTATTATCTTTAGAGTAGGTGACCGCTTCTTCGGCAAGTTGCATCAAACGCATATTGAGGTAACTGATAATCTGCTGCCTCTTTTCGTTCAACCTTTTCTGTAAGGCTTCACGACCTTTGATTTGTAATTCAACCTTTGCCATATTGCCGCCTATCAGAGCCAAATTCTAAGAAAGCGTTTCTTTAAGGTTACGAAGCCTTTAACCTCCATCTCCTTATCAATAGTGCCATCTTTCTTCGTTATATGCACCTTGTCTCCTTCTTTCGGGATGAGTGGGTATTTAGCTTTATTGAGCGGAGCGTATATTTCGTACACATATGTGTATTTTTGACCATCAGCTAAAGTAATAATACTCGCCTTGGTGTTAGGAAGGATAACACACTTTCCGAAATCGATAAAGATAAACGCCTCTGGAGTCAGAGGATTTCCCTCTTCATCGTACCCAGCTTTCAATGCCTCGTTTGCGTTATCAGCAAGATTCAGTGTACCGTCGTTATTCAGAGAATAATACTTTCCTCCAACTTCTGCATAACCGATATCGTAGACGTTTGCACCAATTTTAAGCGAATCTTCAAAGTTCACGTATCACCTCCTTACCAAGCTTTGGCACTCGTAATCCAAAAACCATCTGAATCACTATCAATAACAAGGTCAGCATCCAATCCAGCATCCTTTGCAATAGATTTAATCATTTTATCAATGAGATTCTTATCGTTCTTGTAACTCTGAGAGATACCACCGATATTCTCACTTGACAATGAGTTCATCTTGTAGAGGATACGCATAGCCGCATAAGCTACGGGTTTCTTCACCGCTACAGAGTATTCATCAGCCACGGATGCCGTGATGCTAAACTTATCAGCAGCATCAATAAACATCTTCTCCAAAGTCTCATCAGAGGTAGAGAAAGGCTGAATCTCGCTTGCTATGGATTCTGAAATTGTCATACTTTCCTTGTTATATCAATATGAGAAGAAGATAATTCTATCTACTTATTACTTAACTCCTTTAAGGTTGGCGATTAATCGCCAACCTCGAGGATAAAGTAGTCATTAATACCATTAAAGACTGGCTGTGCCCACATATCTGTAGTGATATGATAGCCTGTTTTGTCACGCCAGTAACCTACAAGGTTGCCGTCATGATTAGCATAAGAGACGTTAGGCAATGGGTCGATAGCCTCCAATCCCTCTGCTTCCTTCATCACGGCGACAGTCTCAGCACACTGGGCAACAATACGGTTATCTGGGATAAGGTTCACACTTGTACCATCAGCGAGAGTAACGAACTGGTCTTCGTCAATAACGATGGTTGGCAGCAGGATGGAACGCAGATAAGTGTTCATGTGCTCAACAGTAATGAGAGGAACAGCAGGATTAATCTGTACCGTACCAAGGTTCAGCTTGAAGGTGTCCTTAACCTCCTTCGCCTGACACATTGCGTAGAATGTATTCTCTGACATACGGAGTTTGAGAATCTTACGACCCTTCTTCTTTGCCTCATCCTTCAAAGATTTAATATCCTTGAATGAAGTTGCGTTCTCTGCTCCCCAATTGACACTTGTTTTAATCTTCTTGGTGCCAAGATTGAAGGTGTAAGACACATTCGCCTTCTTGTTATTGGTGCGTGATACGGTCTGAGTACCCTTATAAAGTCCCTCGAAATAAAGCATATCCAATCGCTTATGAGGAGCGATGACAGCTTTTTCCATTGGTCGGAAAGAGTACGAGATTAACTGGTCGTATGCAGCATTGAGCTGCGCCTGCGTATAATTATGACGACCCTTAATATCGTTGTACTTACCCTCCAAGAGATGCAACTGGTCAAGGTAGTCGTTATCAAGCTCCCACTCGTCAGCCATACGCCCGATAGAACCAGTAAGCTGACCGAAGTCTGGCATCTGATGCAATGGACGTTCAGCATTTTTAGCAACTACAGATGCAACCATCGCTGCGTTATACTCTGCCAGGTTCTCATTATAAGACTTGGCCGCACAGAAATCAACCTGTTTGATTTCATTCTTCCACAGAGCCTTGTAAGTGGAAGTTTTCATGTTTTCGTCAATGTAAGTCTGAAAAGACAAAGGGTCTTGCAGACTCTTCAATATACTATTCATATTCTAATCTCCACTTTATAGGTTACTGAATTTTGAACAAAGCGATACCAACAGCGTTGATACCTAACTTAATCTCTTCATTGATAGGGTATGGGAGCGAATCTTCCTCAACCTCCATTACCTGTAAGGTAGGAGTTGCTGGAATAGAAGCATCCTTATCCAAGTCCAGAGTATCATATGAGAAGCCAAGAAGGATATCCTTGGTCTTATCATAATCTGAAACAACAGCCTTTGCTTCAACAGCGTTTCCGAGTGCGGAAACTGTCAAGGTATCAACGCCGCTTTCTGATGTAATCGCAGAGATAGTTGCACCAGCAATCTTATCACTAATGGCGAACAGAGAACCGCTCGCAATCTTCAATGTCGTTGCACCCTTCTCTGCCTTTTCTGTTACTTTTGCAGTCTTAACAGCAATAGCATCACCTTTAGAAGTAAGCTTCAATACAGTACCCTTTGGTAACCATTTGAGTGACGCAGGAAGATTAGACTGGTCAAGATTATAACCACCCTGACGGCGAAGGCATTGTTCTTCAAGCCATACTGCTTCCTTAATATCAGTAGGCTTGCTTTTCTTCATAAAATAGCCTTTGTTTGACATTTTTTCTTTTTTAAAAGGTTCGACAAAATGTTTCTTTAAGGCGGTAAGGGTTACTCTGGTTTCGGAGCATTTCGCTCAGAGTAGCCTTGCATTGCCTTGATAAAATCATTCTGCTCATCTGCCTTAGAGGTTGCTTTCGGTGCTTCCACGTACTGACCACTTGACACAAGCCCCTGTTTGAGTGCAGTCCACTCGTCAGTAATCTTCTGTACTGTAGCATCGAGATTTTCCTCCTTGTCGAGCTGATAACGTGTACGGAATACTTCAGGAATGTCCTTCAGTTTTTCGTTGCCTTGCAAAAGGCTCGTCAAGCGTGCCTTTTCTTCTCTTTCCTTGTAAGGAGCAATAGCTTGTGCTACGGCATCAGAAATAGCTTTCTGACTATTTGCACTCGCTTCGGCAATCATCTGCTGAACTTGCTCTTGTGTAAGTCCTGTTGGAGGTACTGGAGGTGTAGGAGGAACTGGCGGAGTAGGCTTATTGTTAGGGTCGTTAGGGTCAATCCAGCCATCGAATTTCTTCGTTGTTTCGCTGACCGCACGATTGAATGATGATTGCATCATACCAACATAAGGTTCAACTGCCGTGATAGCACTCGTTACATCCTCGTCCTTTGACTCATCTGTTAGACCTCGACTTGCAATAATCAGGTCAACCAGCTTTGAAAGTTCGTCCTTCTTCAAACCATACTTTGCAAATGATGTTTTGGCAGAAGTAAGCACTTTGTCTTTTATTGCCATAGTAATTTTCTGTTTAAACGTTATACTTAAAAATGATTCTGCCTGCAAAATTAATATTTCTAATAAATAATGAATAGAAATTATTAATAGTTGTGTAAACAATTGCGATTTAGGCGATTTTCTTGCGGTCTAAGCGGTTTTCTTTTAGTTTATATATAGTTATTAAGAAACAAAAATAAAAGGCAAGATAACCGATATTCTTGGTTACTTTGCCTTACGTAGTATCATATCTATCTTTGCCTTAACCTTCTTCGGATTCCTGGCATCGTGATTGCTCAATCTCACTACATGATACCCAAGTCGCCATATACCCGAAGAGCGATTACCATCCTTGCGCTTTTGGTCTTTGGTAAAATGATAACCACCATCAAGCTCTATTATGGTTTTTATCTCGGGTAGATATATATCTGCGAAGTATAATTTTCTACCTGTGATTATTGGCTGCTGTGGTATTACCTTATATCCTAATTGAGTACATATCTTCGCCGCAGCCTTCTCCGCATCTGTTGTATTCGAAAGAAGGTCGCAGCGAATTTGCCTAATTAAAGCCTTCGAGTATTTCATTTGCCTTTCTTCATCATATCAATCTCATCCTGTAGGTAGAAGATTGCCTTACTCAAATCCTGTATTCTCTGTTCACGTTCTGAAAGGTTCATTTCCTTCTTACCCTTACGCAAGAGATATTTTACTGCTGAGCCACAGTTAAAGTCAAGGTGTCGGCAAATATCAATCGGCTCTATGCCGCAGAGTTTCTTCAACCACGCATAGTGGTCGGGGTGATTAACCATTTCAGCTTTTTCTTCACTAACGATAGTGCCATTTTTCGCAATCACTTCAAACTGAATAGGTATATTCTCTTGATATGGTTCATTGTATTCATCTTCTATAATATTGCATTCTACAATAGATTTATCTACATTGACAACTTTTAATCTAAGCGGGTACATATTGATAAGCGCATATTGACCTTCTCCAATTTTATAGATATACATTTTTATTACACTGCTTGCTGCGCCAATCACTTGATTTGGTTCTATTGGTAATGTAAAAACCAACCCTTTACGTATCTTCATTGATTCTATCATAATTCTTGCTTTTTAAAAAATTCATCTTATCTCTATTTTGATTTTGTAAATGTCCTTTGGTTTTAATCTATCAGAACCATTAAGCAATAAATGAGCAATCGTATCTGCTATAGAGTCACTGATAGCTCTTCTTGTATATTCAGAAGAATCCCCATGTTCGTTCTCTTCGTAAACATTTACGAAATCCTTGTTATTATCCGTTACGACAACCCCGTTATCAGCAAATTCTATCTTATAGCTAAGCTTTTCCATAAATTACTATCTATTTGATTTTGTTTCCTTTTTATCATGTTCTCTCATGTAATACTTTTGCTGGTTAACCATAACTCTTGTGATGGTGTTTTGCATTTTTTCAATCAGAAATCTCGGTGTATCAGTATCACGAATTACAACTGGATTCCTGTCATAATGTGCTCTGTACCATTTCTGCGTATAATCGTCGTCAATTCTTACAGATATTACAAACTTAGGAATAAAGAGGTCGCTGCGTTTCTTTCTTTTGTATTTGCTCATTTCTTTTGATGGGCATCTATACTCGATATTATTCTTATCCAGCCAGCCCATCAACTTCTTTAACTTCGTTTCGTTTTTCATTTGAATATCTCTTACAATTTAGTTCTCACCTAACATCTTTTCAACCTCATTATCATAGTCATTCCTCTTAAACCAAGTAGTGAGGTCAAAGATTACTTCCGTATCCTTTTTCAGAGTTTTGTATTGGCTTAGATAATTTCTACCCGTTACTTTGTTGGCCTTTCTTACTTTATCTAAAAACCAAAAGTAATTTTTTAAATATTCCGAATGGAATGTGATTATATCAGCATCTTTGCATTTTTGCATCATAAACAGTATCGCTTCTACAATAACGACTGCTTTTGAAGCGCAATAGATGTGATTTTTCTCTTTTATCACAACTTCTCCGTTCTTAATGATGATAACCGAAAATTTACCTTTCGCGAAATTTTCTTCATAATCACAACTTACGTAGCATTCATATCCAACAAGTTCTTTTGCTGGTGTGAGGTAAGTATCGAGCCAATTTTTCTTTTTCTCCATTTTGTATCTCCTGTGTTATTATATAATCGGGTGGGGCATACGTGCGCCCGTTAGTTAATTTTTTCTTGGGCTGTCGCCCCTATAAGGAAATAAATTTAATTAAAATTCTCATCCCTTATTTTATTGTTTTTGATTTTACATAAACTACATTTTTGCCTCCTTTCTTCTCGTACCATGACGAGATAACGATATAGCATCGTCCATCTGCATACGATAGATATTTGATTCGACAGAAAATGCGTTTCTGCTTTTTGCACTTATCACAATCACAGAATCGCCAATATCCTTGATAGACATATTAGTTGTACAAGCCTTTGCATCGCACCTTATTTCTTTGATTCTTGTGCGCTTGTTGATAATGCCTTTGCCTACAAGTTGATTTGTGACTTTGAACGCTTGGTACATCGTGCCAAAGATAACATCCTTTATTCTGTCATAAGATAAACCTTTGTTATCGCAAAATTTCTTCCTCAACATACGACTTTCACGTTTGAGAGCCTTGCGAATAATCTTCGCATTTCTCCCATTCGTTCCCTTATTGTGCGTATTGATTACATCCTCTTGCATCCTAACTTGGTTCTCCATGACAATCCTTCTCAAAAGGTTTTTGATGGCAGGAAATGTCATCTTCGTTAAATCATCCTTGCGAAGCTTATAACTATATCCATCATTTGAATGTATGCTACGTGCAATGTATCTCTTTTTTTCATTCTTTTCTTCTAAATGTAAATACCCTATCTTGCAACCATATTCAAGCAGTCTCTTTAACTTATTATTATCAATATGCAATAGCTTGGCGCAATGATTGTACGATACAAGGTTAAGGTCAGATGAGCGGAATAAGAGCTTAATCTTTAGAAGCAAACAGAAGGCATCCAAGCGATTCTTATCGCTCAGAGCAAACTTAGCCTCATTTATTCCTATTCTTATTCTTTTCATCATTATATATAAAGCAAAAACCAAACAGATGAAAGGTACTATCAATCATTCCGTTTGGTTTGTATATAGAACCCTTTCACTTGTGTTGATTGGGCGTATATGGTTCTTTCTTAGCTGGAAAATAGTACTTCCCTTTTCATGCCGCAAAATTAAAAAGAATTATTCATATAGTGCTTTAAAATCTCTTAAAAGATAATAGAAAACTAATAATAAATATTAATTTGGGTGATGAAAATTTGTTTATCTGAAAAGTTATTATTAATTTTGCGACATAAAAATTAATAACAACAATTAAATATAGGAGATACAAAAATGGAAAAAGAAAAAGACATGATGAACCCATTAAATTGGGGAGTTAATGAGATTAAAGATGCTTGTGAGGCATTTCTACTTTCACTCTTTTGTGTATTCGCAATGTATATAACATTATTAATTTTTAGATAAGATGGAGATAGTAACGACATTTGTTAAGTTTCGTTGTCCCAAAAGTGCAATGAAGGAGCAATCGCATAATGCTCAGATATTTAATTTTGATGGCAAGAATGGTGAGATAAAAATCTTTGTTCCAAAATCAAAAATAATCATTAAAGAGGATTCTGTAAGTGAAAATTTTAATGTCTGCATAATGCCAAAATGGGCTTTCTTCAAGACAAAGAAATTATCATTCTTTGTTGAAATTTTAGGCGAGACACAACACATGGAGGTTGTAGACGATATAGATTAATTATTATTTTTATATATTCATTTTTAAAAAAGGAGATACAACAATGAACACAATGGCAATGAATTTGATGGCACAGCCAAAAGTAGCAGAGGTAGCGGTTGCAAAGCAGCCAGAGTTGAAGAGTGACAATAAGAATCAGTTCTTGGATTTTGAGACATCCAAGGTACAGATTTTGACAATCGACCAGCTTGAACGCACCGAGAAAGAGAATGATGTGTACGGAAAGCCTTTGAAAGGCATCTATCATTTTGACCTCATTCATAAGGTGGAAGACTTGTGCGAGAAATACGGCTATAAGGCTGAGATTTACGACCTCTTTGCGGCGAATAACAAAGACCGCAATACTCCAGGTGTTACCCGTTTGCCTGAGAAGGAAGCTTTGATGGGTGATAGAGCTGTAGAGGCTCATATCCTTCGCCGAGTATTCTGTAATATCCGCTTGCGTGACTTTGATAAAGGAGAGGGCAATGATGAGATTACAACCAATATGGCGGTATCATTCCATCAGAAGGGTATTCAGTTAGGTATTGGTAGAAACGTAATTATCTGTCATAATCAGTGTATGCTTAGTGCTGAGCATTACGCTGCTACCTACTCAGACCTCAATAGCAGAAGATTAGCTTTCAAGCTCGATGAGCTTCTTCAACGTGCTGATGATTGGCTCGCTAATCTAAAAGGTATCATTGATGCCAATGATGAAATGATTGAGCGTATGAAGAATCGTGAGATTAAGGCACAGGAGATGTTTACCATCATCGGTATGCTGACCTCGCTCCGTGTTGCTGCCGAGACAAAATACAAGGGCATTCGCAATCTTCAAGTCATCCCTCTTAATCAGGCACAGATTGGTCGATTGACCGAAAAAATGATGATTGCTTACTACGAGCGCAATGTGGTTACCGCTTGGGATTTGTACAATGCGGCTACCGATATGTATAAGTCAACTCAGCTCGACCAGCCAATGATTCTTTCACAGAACTTGGCAATGAGTAGCTTCATTCAGAATAAGTTGATTTAAAGATATAACTACATAAGATTGAATATAGAAAAGTCGATAACAAGAGCCATCAAGCCGCCGTGAGGTGTCGGCTCTTTCTTTTAGGTGTTTTTAGTTACATAAGTTCGTAAATTTATAACGGTTATTCAGTTGCATCCTACAGCGGTAGGGGTTCCCAAAGAAAACCAATCGCACTGGGTGCGTGGGTTGTATGGTAGTGATACCAAATTATTCTTATCAAATTCAATCCTACAATAGGATTAGCACAGTTTACTCTGTATAAGCAGCCCTTAATAAGCAGAGGTTGGCGAGGGTTCGATTCCCTCCTTTGGAACTAATTGTTTTTAAAGTAATAATTATGGATAATTTTAACGCAAAATTAAATTTATTAAAGCTCAAAAGAGCTGGTGTTATGCAGATTCAAGGACGTGGCGAAGTTCTTCGGTGTCTGGTTATTCCTATTGAAGAGAATAATATCTTTGTAAGCACGGATGATAACAATCGTCCAAAGGCTGCTTATCTCGACCTTACCGCTTGGGCACTGCAGAACCCTAAGTATGATGAAACTCATATGATTAAGCAGTCGCTACCAAAAGAGGTTCGTGAGAAAATGACAGACGAGGAAAAGAAGGCGATGCCTATTCTTGGTGGCATGAGGCCAGCGAGCTTCGAGGTTCAGAATGCAGCTACTACTTGTGATGCTCCTTTTGCACAAACGCAGAATTCGGATGATTTGCCATTCTGAGTAAAGGTGTTATTAGATAATGGTTTTAAATTAGTTTTAGATTATTAGAAATATGCGTAGTATAACGAGTAATTGGTTTGAGGTAGGAATCCGCTACCAAAAGACCCAAGAAGATGGTTCGGAGAAATCTGTGACCGAAAAGTATGCGATTGATGCCTTATCCTTCACGGAAGGTGAGAGCGCAATCACAGAGAAAATGGCTGCTTATATCAGCGGCGAGTTCAAGGTTAAGTCGATGCAAGAGGCTTCATACAGAGAGGTGTTCTTCTCTGATAAGGATGATGATGATTGCTGGTACAAGGCGAAATTGCAATTCATTTCCTTTGATGATAAGTCAAATAAGGAGAAGCGTAGTAACGTGACTTATCTCGTACAGGCAAAGTCTATGCACCGAGCAATAAGTAACATTGATGAGGTGATGAAAAAGACCATGATAGAATATGAAATCATTGGTCTCAGTAAAACCAACGTGTACGATGTATTCGAACATAAGACAAAGGAGGAGAAGGAACAGAAGTCTAATGAAGAAAAAAGGGAGGAGTAAAACATGGCAAGACCTAAAAAAAATGCTGTAGAACAGCCTTTAGGACTGAACGGCGATAAATTATCAACAGAGAATAATAACGCCCATCAGAGCCAGGAAAATGCGGCTCAGCAGGAAAGTAACGGACAAGTTAAGGAGTCTGAGGAAGATAAAATTCCTTTGGAAGTAACAGATGGCGTTCCGTTGCCTATCTATAATAGCAATAATTCGTTTGTTATCTATGCCCCAAACGATATTGAAGCCCATAAAGGACAATTATTAGTAAAGACGGGTATTACGCTCAAAGAGGGTTATAGTGGTCTAATTACTCCTATCATAGAGAATGCTCTCCAAGGTATCCCTACGGAAACCGATTATCGTTTACAGCACTCTGGCGTAATTTCTACATATGTCAAGGAAGGAGAAGAGGTAAGACTCGTGCTCTCTATTAACGATGAGACAATGATACAAGAGCAAACGAACTTCGGTTCACGCACTCGCAATCTTATTATTCCGAAAGGTGTTCCGCTCGCTATTCTTCTTGTATATAAATTATAGTCAAACTTGCGGATGGCATAGAGGGTATGTCATCCGCTAAAACCTGAATATAATGAACAATATTGATAAAACAGAAAAGTTAAGAAAGCTGATTGAGATAAATAATGCGTACCGAAAGATTAGGAAAGACAATCTCGTCTACGAGGTTGAAATTCATTGTGTTGGCGGTACATACATGATTAAGAATCAGCAGATTAACTCCAAGATTATAGATATGCTTATAAAAGAATCTCAAAAGCTGATAGAAAGTGAGGCGAATAATGGTTAAAAAAGTAGTTATTGTTAAGCTCAAAAAGATAAAAAAGGAGGAGGTTTTTCTTACTTGCCCAGAGATTTACCTTAAGCACAATAAGGAAGAACTCGGAATATGTCTTAATGCGCTATGGAATGCGCTATCGAAGAATAATGGTCGCTACGAAAATCGTCATTGTGTGGTCTATTACCGCAATAACGACAAATCATTAAAAACTGTTGTATGGGACTAAAACCGAAAAGAAATGATGGAAAGTTCTGCGTTGTGTATCCGCACTCGTTGGATGACAACCTTCTCTCTATGTATGCGCAAGGTATGAGTATTCCTGAGATTAGCAAAGAAAAAGGAATGTCATGTGATACAATCAGAAGAAGACTCACCTCTAAGGGTGCTAATCTTTCCGCTGTTCGGTATATATCATCTAAGGGTGGGTACAGGAAGAGCGGCCGAAATATTCCATGGACAGACGAAATGGTCAAAAAACTCATAGAGTTATATCCGACACATACAAACATAGAGATAGCAGAGATTCTTCAATTAACAGAGAGGCAGGTAATAAGAAAAAGCCGTACATTGAAGCTTTATAAAGATGCCGAATGGTTAAAGAATCGTCACAAAGAACATATCTATCTTGCATCGATAATCAGTCGCAAAAGCAAAAAACATTTTTCCTTTCAAAAAGGCAATACATACGGAAAGGAGTATTGGGAACGGATAAAATCACTTTAAAACTTAAAATATGGAAAAAAATAAAGATTTACCAAAAGAGGAGCAGCTTCGGATGGTGCTACGTAACTACGACAAAAAGCAATCCGAGTGTGATTCTCTCAAGAAAGAAAACGCAGAGTTGAAAAAACGACTTGAAGTCAAAGAAAAGCATTTCAAGGAAGAATTAGAGAAGAAGGATATTCTTTATACGAACATGCTCAAACACTTCAACGAGAAAAAGAATATCGATGGGGAAGATTGGGAGCATCAGTATAAAGTTCTCAGAACCCAATACTTACAACGTGGAGAGAAAGTTACCAGTCAGGCAAACAAAATCTCAAAACTTACAAGCGAGTTACAAAAAACGAAGAATATTTTAGATTCCGTTAGGGGTACTATTTTCCGCACATACAACAAAATTGAAGATTTCTGCTCAGATGCTATTGCCGGTCATGAGGAAATAACACCAAAGAAGGAAGAAGAGATAACGATATATGGTATTAATGCCGAAATGAGCACGCAAGAAAGGAAATTTATATGCTATGTGCGTGAACTTATTGAAAGCTTTAGAAAAAACGGCTCTCTTAGAGGTATCGCCATGATAGGAAGAGGGTATGGTGTCAGCACCCTAACTAAGGAACAATTCTTTAGATTTGGATTGCACGAGGACAAAGAGTTTACGGACGAATACCTCCTTGGATTGTACGAAAAGGCAAAAAAACATTTGTAATTATGGAAGATATTATAATTAAGCGAGATGGTAATTTCGGCTTCGACGTGTGGCAAGGAAATAAACACAGTAACCATCTTGGGTATGATGAAATGTTAGGGCTTATTTCAGCCCTAACAATGCCAGAGAACAGACCTTGCCTTCAATGGATGAAATCTGACGAAGAATGGGAAAAACAATCACAAAGCAGCCTTTATTTGAAGGTATACGTAAATGTGAGATATGTGGTTGCGAGAAGCCGATAAGCGAATTCTCCAAGTCTCACATGTATCGTTGTAAAACTTGTCAATCCGAAATAATGCGTAATATATTCAAAGAAATAAAGAAATGAAAAATAAATCAAAGAAATGGTATTTGAAGTATAAAGGGATGATTACTTTCCTGTTGTATCTAACATTTTGTCTATGCGCATATATAAATAGACATTTAAATGCATGTTTGTTGCTGATGTTGTTATGTACCCTTTGGGCAGTATTAATGTATTGGATGCAAAGCCGCATCAACGATAAACTCGCACAGCATAATGCCGAACTGATGAAGCGGAACGATGATTTATCAAAGCTGTGTGATGACATAGACAAGGATAGAACTACACGTCGCATCATTTCATATTTCTATCTGTACAAATACCTCAATGCTCAGAACGATGTCGATTTCTGTAAGCGAAAGATAAATTGTACTGATTATCTTTCTAAAAAAAGATGGTTGGAATTTATGATTGAAACATATACAGGAATACTTAAAGAAAGAGGGCTGAACGTATGAAAGATGTAGAAATATTCAATGATAGTTTTCAAAATTATAAGACATGGGGTATTCCACATGCGCAACTTATTTTAACTGACGTACCCTACGTTCTTGGCAAAAACGCTTATGCCTCCAATCCTGCTTGGTACAAGGATGGTGACAATAAAAACGGAGAAAGTGAGCTGGCTGGTAAGCAGTTCTTTTCTTCTGACAGTGAGTTTCGCCCTGCCGAATTCATGCACTTCTGTAGCAAGATGCTTATAAAAGAGCCTAAGCAGTCGGGCAAATCACCTTGTATGATTCTATTTTGTGAGTACGAACAGCAATTTCAGTTTATACAGCTTGGTAAAAAGTACGGACTGATGCACTATATACCCTTGGTGTTCCGTAAAAACTTCTCTGCTCAAGTTTTAAAAGCAAATATGAAGGTTGTTGGTAATTGCGAGTATGGTCTTATCCTCTATCGTGATAAATTGCCGAAATTCAATAATAATGGGCAAATGATATTCAATTGCTTTGATTGGGTTAGAGATAATTCAACGCCAAAGGTGCATCCTACCCAGAAGCCTGTACCATTGCTCGAAAGGTTGATTGAAATCTTCACAGATAAAGGGGATGTAGTCATTGACCCATGCGCAGGTTCGGGAACAACTCTTAGAGCTGCTGCGAATTTAGGTCGTAAGGCTTATGGTTTTGAGGTAAATAAGGAGTTTTTTAGAGGAGCAAAAGAAAAAGTATTATTAAGTATTGAACCAAGACTATTTTAATTATGAAGTACGATGAGTTTTTAAAGAAGGAGTCTGCTCGAAAGTCAAGAGCAACCCCTCGACACGAAGAGTCTCATATACAGATACAGATGGTGAACTGGTTTCGCTTACAATATCCATCATACATTATCGCTGCCATCCCCAATGGTGGACGGAGAAATGCAATTGAAGCAAAGATAATGAAAGGAGAGGGTGTGTTGGCTGGTTTTTCTGACCTTATTGTCGTTGCATTCAATAGTATCCTTTTTGTTGAGGTTAAAACAGAAAAAGGAAAGCAGAGCGCATCACAGAAATGGTTTCAGTCTAATATTGAAAGATTAGGTTTTCAATACTCTGTTTGTCGTTCTTTGCAAGATTTTCAGTTAACAGTTGAGCGGTGGCTTAAAGCTAAATTTTCCGTGTAATTAATTAAAGAACAACATTTAAGTCTAAAATAATATTAAATACTAATAGATGTTAATAAGGAAGTTGCTTATCTGAAAACAAAATATTAATTTTGCGGTATAATTAATTAATAACAACAATTAAATTTAGGAGATACAACAATGAAAGTTACAATGATTAACGGAAAGGTAGTAGAAGCTAACGTTTTTGATTACGTTGCTCAGATTTACGAAGGTGGTAAATGGCAAACGGTTGCCGTTAGCCCAGACTATTCAGAGGTTGAAAAGAAACGTAAAGAGTATGCCGTTAAAGGTTACTATAACAGAATTGAACAACTAAACTAATTAATAATATATAGGAGATACAACAATGATGACAAAGGAAGAAGAAATCAAGCATCTTGTAGCCTTGATGGGTAAGGGCTGCGGTGACACATACTTCAATCAGTTCTTTAGCATCTGCGACATCGAGCGGATGATAGAGAATATCAAAGATGATTTTGCTATCGAGATGGGTTGCTCATTCGTCAAGAAGGCAGAGGTGCTTGAGAAGAAGTTGCATGAGGAACAGAAAGCCCACGACCAGGATATGCTTGACTTCGTTGAGGAGATGCTTATAACAGAAGCACAGGGTGGCAATTCACTCAATGTTGCAATGAAGAAAATCGGAATGGATAACACCATTAAGATAAAGCGCAAGAATAAGATTGCGCTCAGCGAGGAGGAGATTGATTATTTGGTTTCAAAACTTGATTAACAAATAAGGAGATACAATAATGATTACAATTATCAACAGATATACTGGCGAGGTTATTACTAAGTACTCTGGGGCTTTGGTTAGCGAATCAAATGTTGATTCTTTCGTCGCTAACGTAAAGGGTTCAGGTACGTTCAGAGGACGTTGGAATGCTATCGTGGAAGTATTCATTCCTCTGAAAGGCTTGAATGCAACGCAATGCCTTCTTAAAAGCCAATATGCGGTAAAAGAATGCATGGATAAGAAATAATTAATTTTAAATATAGGAGATACAGTTATGGCATTAGCAGTTTCATGTCACGGAGTTAAGAAGCTTGTTGAGGATATTAACAAGCTGTACGGAAAGCATATTGTAACCGCAAAATTACAGAAAGACGGATGGGTCATCCTTGTAGGAGAGGAAATCCGAATTATGTCGAGGCCTTGTGAAGCGGTTCAATTCCTTGATGGATTGAAATGTATGGCCAAGATTATGAAAGATAGTTTTTAATTTAACAATCGGGCAGCGTAATTGCTGCCCATAAAGATAGGAGATACAATATAATGGAAAATGTAGTAAAATTTGATATGTGTAGCAATGAAAAGGTAAGACAAGAAATAGCCAATCACCCAAATTATAAGGTTAGATGGATGGCTGGTTTTGCTTGGAAAGGTGCTGGTAGCAGAGAACTTAAACGTGAGGGTGAGCGAAAAATTTATTGTCCTGGAGGTTGGTTTGTTGGAACTTTCGAAGATGAACTGAATCGTTGCTTAAATTGGGCTTGCGCTCAGGATATAGAGATTAACCATGATAAGAAGGAAATCTTTATCAATGGTTTTAGTGAAAATGATATGCTTTAAAATATAGTCTTATGTTTGTAGAATTTAAGAACTTAAACGTAGCATTCGGGAAGGAGTTTCCTTTAGCTTATGTTTATTTTACCAAATACAACGGTGAGCGTTTTTTAAAAGAACAGGGTGTAGCTTTATCTGGCTCATTCGTCAGCTTTATTCCACTTATTGCAATCGTTGATAACGTGACACGGAAAGTGAGCAGTGAGATTTTCTTTACTAATTATCGCATTCTTAATGAAGAAGAAGAGAAAGATGCCTTAGATACTCTTAAACGAAGTAATCTTACTATTAACAATAAAGGTAACATTTCCTTCCTTGATTATAAGCAGATATGTTTTGAGGTGGATGGAAATATCCTTCCTTACGATGACTTCTGTAAGTATGAACTACCAAAAGGAAAGGTGTTCAAAACAGTCTTTGATAACGGCTATTCTTACTACGGTTCATATCCTTTTAAGGGTGATGCGAAGAAATATGCCGATACGGCTATCAGTGTTGCCGAGAAAGTCGGTTATCTTTGGGGCGGTTGGACTATGGGCTTTAGTCTTAATAACCTTCTTTGCGTAGATGTTTCTTATGGGAAGGATGAAAGCTATTCTGAGGTTTCTAATACATAATAGATATGGAAGATAAGAAATTTATTATCGAAGCTCACGGAGAAGCACCTTACGCTTTGCGCATAAACGAGGGTTATGAGCTTGTAAGTAACGATAGGACTATGCGCCTTTTAATCGGTAAAGTGTCATACACTGATGATGATACAGGTCAGCAGGGTAGTATCTTTAGAGTTGCATGTTTTGTTCGTGAGGATGGCGGTTGGATAAAGACAAGCGAAGAATCTCTTACAAAGACCATAACGGACTACGTCAAGCAACTGAATAAATCTTTGCAATTCACGAAGGCTGTGAAGGAGTATAGAGAACAGATGGATATATCCGACCAGTGGTCAACACAGAATATGCGATTAGAATGAGTTTTATTTTATTCATGTCATCACTATGCGTTATAAGCATAGTATTGATACATTTTCTTCATCGTGAAAGATAATATGATTATGAACACTGCTGTCCCGTTTAGAAATCATCGGGCCTGAAAAGGCTTGGATATAGCCAATCCTCCGTCTCTTCTGTTGGAACAGCTTTGTTAAACAATTCATTTAAAGGAGTCTTGTCCGTAAGGAATAGAC